GCTTCGCCTTCTGCCTTACGGCGGCGAGCAAGACCTGCTTCTACATTTGAACCAGGGTTACGATAGAGATAAAGAGCATCAGGAACCAAGTCCCACTCCTTATTCTTCAGACGCTTTGTAATGGTATTGAAATTATCTCCACCATAGAAACCAGCACCTAGATTATAAGCAAATGAGAGGAGTGCTCCTCTTTTACCATCAGTCATCTCATTCCAATGAGGAATCTTGCGAAGTGCAGGTAAGAACTGACTCTTACACTGACTGATGAGTAGATCGTCTGCCTCCTGTTGAGTGATAGTATCACCCAGTTTGAATGGCGATCCATCCTTCTTGCGAGTGGAACCCCAACCAATAGTAATTGGAAGTCCACCAGTCAAGGGATCAGGATATGCAGATAGATGACATCCTTCAAACTCTTTGATAAGTTTGAGACCCATCATAGGCATATCATCACCACTTGTTACAGGAGCTGCAGCAGCGGCTGAGGCTGGTGCAGCACTAGTCTTTTTTCCTCTATAAATCTCAGCCCAGTCAATGTTATCCTCTAAGAACTTGACGGGGAGATTATCTTCTAACCATTGAACTGCCTTGACATGGTTAGGATTTCTTTCGTCGTAAAACTTGAAAAAGTTGTGTAAATCTATTCTAGCCATTGTTGTTCTCCTCAGTCAAAAATTCTACCCCAACCATCGTTGCCACCTGGGCACCAACGATGCTTAAGAACTGCTTTGGTGTAAATGGTTTTCTTACCATTTGTTACTGGACCGGTATAGTTATCGTTTAGAGAACCATATGGATCGTTGATATAGTAACCCTTTCCATCTGGGGTCTTTCCTATAACAACACACATGTGCCCACCAGTAGGTGCAGAAAGAGAACCCCTATGGAGTATGCCAATAACAACGGGCTTCCCAGCGTCCAGACTTTTATCAATATCAGCAAAAGATAGATTGTAACTAAAGTGTGACTTAACACCATAAGCTGCCAGAACTTTCGTCTGTACGGCATGGTCAGTCGTATCACCAATCTCAAATACTTTCTTGACATACTCATCATCGCCCTTGATGCTGCCTGGCTTGAGGAAAGACAGACACATAGCACACGATGAAGAGTTGCAAGTTCTATGTGCATCTCTATAGTTGTCTACTTGATTGTAGTAAGGGACTGCGAGAACTTCTGGAGTAGGGGGTTTTGTTCTAAAAATTCCAATCCATTCGGATTCAGAATCATCCATGAATTGTGCAGGAAGGTTATCCTCTAACCATTGAACTGCAGCTACATGATTCGCGTTATTATCATCATAATACTTGAAGAAGTTATGAAGATCTAAAGTCATAGATATTCTTTTTGCGACACTGAGGTATTTAGTATTATGCAAGTGTAATGTCTGCAGATCTCAACACACCATCAGTTCCGCGAACTTTAATTCTCAAATTTGTGTCTGATGTGAGTTCAAAACTCATTTGAGAATTATTTACTGGAGTAGAAGTATTTGCAAGTCCAACTGTGGCAATTCCAGTTATTAATGTATCACCTTGGACATGAAATAAACATACTGGAGAATTTGTTCCTATGCCAACAGATCCAATACCAGTTACTATAACGGGAGTAGCATCAGGATTTGTTTCATCTTCAACAACTAGGGCATTTCCGCCACCAGTTTGAGTAATTCTTAATGCATCAATAGAACTATTGACTGATAATGTGGTAAGTCCAACAACTGTTAATCCTATAAGTGAACCAAATCCTCCACTTACTGTTGTCGAAACTCCAGATGATGATGAATAAGTTGCAACACCCGCTGTTGTTGCATATCCAGATATAGTTGCAACACCAGATGTGGTTGCATAAGTTGCTATACCAGCAGTATTAACATAACTCGTTAATGTATTTCCGTTTCCAAAAGTATTATAAATTTCCAGAAAATTTTGATTAATTTTTACAGCACCAGCTAACAGAGAGTCGCCTAAACCATCATTAGGCGATGTTCCTGTACTAATCCCCTGCCTTGCCATATTCTTTAGATACTATATTTCTAATAGGTATTTATGATCTACCACCCCATTGGATATCAGGATAAGCATCAGATACATTTTGTTTAGTAATATTATACTTAGTTTGAAGTTTTTTATCTTTAACAAGAATAAGGATTTCCGCTTCGAGTGGGTGCAATCCTTCAAGAATATTAATAAACATCATCTCCCTCTTTCTGTTAGAAAGACGATCATTACCACCTTTTACAAAATTATAAAAATAAGTGTACTCTTGACGAATAGAAGTTCTACCTTGATCTTGAGATCCAATAGAATTGGAATGCAATTCATCCATCATCTCTACAGCCCTATTAATATTGTCGCTGAGGTTACCAGAAGAAACATTTTGTTGAGAAACACTACCATATGGGACAAGACCCTCTGGTAATTCAGAAACAATAGTTTCATCAAAATTCCAAATAAGAATTGTAGTTAATGATGGATGGGCGTATTTTTTAAGAATCTCTGCCTTTTTTGCATTTGATTTTTGTTTTGCGACAAGTGCAAGAACTTCGAAAGCAAAAGGATTGGAGGGTAGATCTTCCGAAACTACCCTCGGAATTTTAGTTTGAGTAGCCATAAGACTTAGTTCAATTCAGTTGTTATTAATATTTAGATCAGAGTTTGAATCCAGCAAACGTATCTTTCTTTACGTCCTGTTTGATACCACCAACAACATAAGATTCTACTTCTGTTTCTTGTGGGGCTACCTGAAGACCCTTAGAAGAGATCCAGTGTTCAGTCCAAGGCAATGGATTGTTCTTTGCGGGAACATCATAAAGTGGTTTCAACCCAATCGCCTTCATACGACGATTTGCAATCCACTCAACATAGTTATTGAGAAGTTTGTCATTTAGTCCAATCATGGATCCATCTCTGAACAGGTACTTAGCCCATTCTTTTTCCTCATTCACACAATTGCGGAAGCACTCCGTTACCCAAGATTCTTCTTCTTGAGCAATTTCTTGCATCTCTGGATCATCTCCTTCGCGCCACTTATTGAGGATGTTTTGAGTAATGACAAGGTGCTGATTTTCGTCTCTTGCGATGAGAGAGATAATTTTAGCGGATCCTTCCATAAGCTTGAGTTCACCAAACGCAAAGCTGCAAGCGAACGAGACATAGAACCTGATACCTTCAAGAATATTGACATTTGCAACAGCACGATAGAGTTTACGTTTGAGTTCCTTACGATTATCTTTGGAATATCCCGCACCTTCTTGTGCATGAATCCACTCATTAGAAGTCCCATATTGTTGTGCAGCATTAATAAAGTCGTTGTATGCCTCAGTAACAGAGGTTGCACGACTCACAATCTTCTCATCATCTAGAATATGGTCAAAGACTTCTGCAGCATCAGGATAAACATTCTTAATAATGTATGTATAAGAACGACTATGAATCATCTCCATAAATCCCCAAACCTCCATGCACGCTTCCAGTTCAGGAAGAGAACAGTAAGGGATGAATGCCATACCAGGGCCACGACCTTGAACGGAGTCAAGCATGATCTGATACTTCAAGTTGGAAGTAAAAATATGTTTTTGTTCTGGACGAAGTAGTTGATAATCACTACGATCCTTCTGGAGGGATACCTCTTCAGGCCTCCAGAAGTATCCGAGTTGTTGTTGAGTCAGTTTATCAAATACTGGGTACTTGTAGTGATCATAACGCTGCAAACCTAGTGGTTGACCAAAAAACATTGGTTGTTTGCGGGTATCAACATCTGTACTGGTGTTGAATACGGTCATTCCTTCTACCATTTGAAACTCCTTTTGTATACTAGATTTTGCAGCTTTCACAATCTTCCTCACTGGACTCCATAATTTGTTCAAGTAATTTGTTTAGTTGATCCTTAGTAGTTTCCTCCTTAACTTCATCAGTCTTATGATCATATGTATTCTGATAATACGATGTCTTCCAACCATACTTATAAGTCCTTAGAAGGTCTTGTGCCATGACTGAAGTGGGAACCTCATTGTCTGGGTAGTTCTCTGGGTTATAAGACCAGTTGCCACTGATAGCCTGATCAAAGAACTTCTGCATTACAGAGACAATATTAATATAACCAGTGTTATCAGGCATATCCCACAAGAGAGTATAATTGTTCTTGAGGGAACCATATTGTGGAACAATCTGTTTAAGAGGCCCTTTCTTTGATTTCTTAATGGACAAGTATCCCCGAGGAGGCTCAATGCCATTGGTGGCATTTGACACAACGGAACTGCTCTCCGATGGCATTTGTGCTGACAGTGTTGAATGTCGTAATCCAAATGTTTGAATCTCGGTACGTAGAGTTTCCCAATCATAGTTGAGTGTATTAGGTACGATTTCGTCTACATCTTTCTTGTAAGTATCAATAGGGAGAAGTCCTTGATAATACTTTGTACGATTGAAATCTGTACATGCACCCTTCTCTTTTGCGATTTGATTTGAAGATTTCAATAGGTAATATTGGAATGCTTCAGTCAAATCATGAACCAAGTTCCAAGACTCCTGAGAGTCATACTTTACACCGTGTTTTGCAAGATAATGTGCAAGTCCGATGTAACCAATACCAAGAGAACGACGAGATTTTGTTGCAAGTTCTGCAGCATTTACTGGGTAATCCTGGTAGTCAATCAGTTCTTCAAGAGAACGAACTGAAAGATCACAAAGTTCTTCCAAATCATCTAACTCACGAATCTTACCCACATTAATTGCAGAAAGAATACAAAGTGCAATCTCGCCAGCAATATCATCAATGTGTTGAAGTGGTTCTGTAGGAAGAGTGATTTCCTGACAGAGATTACTCATCCACACTTTATCAATAAAAGAACTGTGAGAATTGCAATGATCGATATTCATAATGTAAATACGACCAGTTTCAGCTCGTTCTTTCAGAATATCTAGAATAAGTTCTTGAGCCCTGACAGTTTTTCTTGGAATAGACTGATCTCGTTCTGCAGCCACATAGAGATCATCAAACTCAGGAAGCCCAAAAGCATCAGATACCTCTTGAACATCATGAGGTGAGAAGAGGGACATCTCTTCGTCATTGATAAATCTTTCATAAAAAAGTTTTGAGAATTGAATTGAATAATCTAATTTACGAACACGGTTATCTTCAGTTCCTTTATTGTTCTTCAGTACAATAATATCTTCTATTTCTTTGTGCCAAATGGGGAAGTGAACCGTAGCTGATCCACCTCTAATGCCATTTTGAGTACAGCATCGGACAGTCGCTTCAAACTTCTTGAGGAATGGAACAACACCTGTGTGCTGAACTTCTCCGCCTCTGATTTTACTGTTGATACCCCTGATTCTACCTGCGTTGATACCAATTCCTGCTCTTTGTGCAACATACCGACCAATTGCCATATCAGAGCTGAAGATACTATCAAGGGTGTCATCAACATCAACAAGAACGCAACTTGCAAATTGACGAAGTGCGGTTCTAACACCTGCCATGATTGGCGTAGGAATGTTGATTCTGTGTTTGGAGATTGCATTGTAGTACCTACGAACGTAGTCCAGTCTAGTCTCTTTTGGATACTCTGCAAAAATAGTTGCAGAGATTAACATGTACATATATTGTGGAGTTTCATATAGTTCACCACTACTTCTATCCTGCACGAGGTACTTATCAACGACCTGACGTAGACCTGCATAAGTGAATAGGAAGTCACGATCATGATCAATCCAACTATTAATTTTGTCCCATTCTTCCTCAGAATATCGGGAAGGAAGTTTTTTATCATAGATTCCCTTTAAAGATCCTGCAACAAGGTGACTCAAAATGTGAGGAAATCCTTGATTCCAAGAAGGGCCAAAGACTTGTTTGTAGAGTCCAAACAGAAGAAGTCTTGCAGCAACAAACTGATAATTAGGATTCTCAAGATCAATAAGATCTGAAGCAGAACGAATTAGAATCTCCTGAATCTCAGGAGTGGTGATTCCATCATAGAACTGGATACCAGACTGCATTTCTACTTGAGACGCAGAAACACCTGCGAGTCCTTCACAAGCACTCTCAACCATTTTATGAATCTTGTCTAGGTTCAGGTGTTCAGTATTTCCATTCCTCTTTACAACTTTAGTCCCGTTACTCATGTTTTCTTCCAACTAGTAAGTTTTGTTTTTGCGTGTAATCCACTATAGACATTAGATTTTATCACATCCTGAACATTAAGTCCAGTTAAGACCATATCGTTAATGTCTTTTTCTTTTATCGTATCAGGCCAGATTACTATAGGAAACTGCATATTAATTGCCTTTTCCATCCTATCAACGATCTGTTTATTTCGTTTTTCGTTATCATAAACCATCACAAATTCTGTTTCAAAGTTTGTAACGAAAAACATTTTGTCTATATCTGCACCGACCATGGCAATAGCATTGTCAATAAACATACTATCAAAAGGGCCTTCTACGATATAAACTGTCTTATCCCAATCAACCTTATCCAAACCATAGATCTTGGGGTGGTGGTCATCCAAAATAATCGTGATGTACTTGAGTTTTGATTTTGGATTGAGCGATCTCCCCTGAAACCCGAAAATCTTTCCTTGATTTTTTAAGGGAATAATGATCCTTGGTTCGTCATTTTCTAGATTTTCAAAAGTATATTTTTGAGTGTTAGTCCATTCTTTGAACTTTTCGGCGAAGTAAAGTTCGCCCAGATACTTACTCGGGATTCTTCGATTGTCTAAAAATTTCCTTGCGGGGTGTGTTGTATTTAGTTCTGAAATTTTTAACAGGTCAAAATCTTTTTTTGAAAAAGTGGGTTTCTCAAATTTAAATTCTTGTGGTTCGGGGGTATTAGATCCCTTACCCGTGGCACCAGCCTTATACCTCTCAAAGACGTACTGATCGTGTAGAGCGGGGTCAGTGTCCTTAAGAAAGTTTGTGAAGGTTCTGGAGACGCCACAGTTGTGACATTTGAAATTGTGGTCATTCTTTAACTTATAAAGATATCCCCTAGCCTTGTTTTTGTGTCTCTGAGAGTCCCCACAATAAGGGCAACGAAAGTTGTAAAGACCCTCTTTCTTCTTTGCAAATTTGTGTAGTTTTACCGAAACAAGTCGAATATACTTGGAATCAATCAGGCTCATTTAGAAAGGGTCGTATTAGCTCCCCTTAGTGTACTCCCGTTATTCCCTGTTGTCAAGAGATTTCCAAAGAATCCTGCAGAACTAATGATGACTGCGGCAGTTGTAGCGATACCAACAGTTATCCATCGAAATGTTGCAAGATCATTAACTCTTCCTTCTACAGTTTCAATTCTTTTTATAACTGCAGAGTGTTCTTTAGTATTAGAAGTTTTTACTTCATCCAACATTTTTAAAATAAGTTGATCAGCACGTTCAGACTGATCCAACTTCTCTTCGTGTCTGGCAAGTACTTGAGCGATCTGGCTATTTCCTTCAGAAATCTTATCTACAGCTCTTTCAAGTTTGTCCAACATTTCTTTGGACAAGTCCTCATAAATTCCAAGTTTTGATTCTAAAACCGCTAATTTTTGAAGACCGAAGGCCATCTTATTTTTCCTTTTTCTTTGAAGTTAATGATTTTTTATATTGTGGAGGTAACCTTCTCATTACTTTCGATCTTCCATCCATCACAGGATCAAAACCAGCGACTGGACCTTTTGGATCTGCAGATCCCGTAAATCCGCCAGTTCCAACAACCATGCCATCTTCCATAAGGTTGCGAATAATATTAATTGCATTTTCGAGAATATGGTCTTTCATATTTTATTGAGATCTCTTAAACAATCTTCGTCTACTTTTATATCATGTAAAGATGATCTTGGATATTCTGGCAGTCTACCAAGATAGATGACAAAACTTTTAATTACTGGCCATAAATCTCTATCAATTTTATAAAACAACAATGGAGTTGCTGCCTCACCAAAAACATTATACAAAATTATAAAATGATTCATAAGTAGATGAGACTTCAAAATACCAGTAGTTCTATACCTCTTAAGAAGTCTCTTTATCCATTTAAATCTCTTCATATCTTCATAAAAATCTTCTTGCGTTACTGCATGAGGATTGTCATAATGTTTTATAGCAAACATTATATAATTATTTTCGTTCAACTCATCAAATCTCATAATGTACTAAAGATATCAAGTGGTTGTAACGCCAACAGTAGTTGTAATTCCACTACCACCAGCACCAGTTACTTCAGTAGAAACAAAGATCTTATCGGAAGCAACAGATGTTGAAGTATCGGTAATAACACCAACGATTGTTTGACCAGGAATTACTAGAGTCTCTGCAACTGCACCAGTGGTGAATGCGAATCCAACTCTCTTATTAGCAGTTGTTGTAGTTGCATAAGCAACTAGAGTTCCAGAAACAGAACCAGTTACATTAAGAGTTGCAGCAAGGTTTTGTACATCCACCTCTTCATTCCACTGAACATATACTGTTCCAGTAGAAGATGTAGAGTATCCAGTTGCACCAAAGTATACACGAACGATGGTTGCGTTGCCAAGACCGGCGGTTGTGGATCCTGCACCAGAAAGTCCGCCGATTGCAACGATAACCTCTTCGTTGCCATCAGCATGTCTAATTACCCAACCTCTCTCATCAGCAAAGCACTCATTGAGATCGTTAGCTGGCTTATCACCCTCGCGTAACCACTTAGGTCTTGATTCGTCTGAAGTAGAATTTCCCCAAAGAGGCATTGGTTTTCTCCAAATTATGTTCTTATCTAAATCTTATTTATAAAAAAAGAGACCCTACTTCTTAGGGCCCTTGTTCAAAACGGTTCTCAGAAACAAGGTTACAAAATCAAGAATACCGTTTGCTTCTGTCTTTTTAGTTTTTGCTAACCACTCGGAAAGAGAGAGGAGCAACCCCAGAAGAATGGTTACTCCCCAGTTGGTTACGAAACAAGTGATCATGCTGCTGGCTCTTGTGGTTTAAAGAGAAGTTCCTTAACAACCTTAAGAATTTCATTATCAATACTGTTATCTGTAGAATCTACATACTTCTCAAGAAGAGAAATAACAAGATTCTTGACTGCTGGATGTGTAGCAATCTGAAGAAGAATTGGTTTTACTACAGCGACAACTGCTCCCATAATTACCTCTTGTATAGGCAGCCGTATTTATCATTTGATTTACTCTACAAGAGTTCCGTTTTTCCTTCTGATTTCTTTAAGTGGTTCCCAGTTCTTATCCTTTGTTCCACCATCATACTCAAGAGCATAACCCTCAGTAATCATTTGCTGATTGAGAGGAACATCATCACCATTAATATAAAGGTTACCAATAATTCTTCCATACTTCTCAGTAGAGTCTGGAAGTTGAGTGCGGATGATAATATCTTTTGCTTCTTCTAGACGATGCTTTAACCAGTTCTTAGCATCAATACCTAGTGCTTTTTCTGCTTTGTCGGTGGTTCTGCTTTCGGGCGTGTCAATACCCGCCAAACGAATTCGCTTAGTGAGACTAATATCAAACCCCAAATCAATGTCAGCGTCAATAGTGTCGCCATCTACAACTCTCCCAACTGATTTAATTCTGTAGATATAAGGATCTTTATCAGACATTAGAATGGTAATTTAAACTTCTCTGTATTTATCTTTGGGATAGGCAGTTTTTCCAAAGCCTTTTCAACTTGTCTATCAACGACTTTCCCGACAAACTCTTCTGGATTGTCTAGAATCTTCTGTGCCTTTTGATAAGTGATGTATGCTCCTACACCAATCGCAGCACTAATGCTTAGGCTCGTGATTGATAGGATCAGACTTAGGTGTTTCATCTTTCATCTCCTCGTATGCTAACCGAAGTATATAGTAAATCGTCCATGCAGTGAAAACTAATCCACAAGAAAGAATGATAACAACGCCCCAAGGAAACTCACTCATCGTTGTTCAATCCAGTTAAGTACCGCAAGTGCTGATTTGTTGGTATTTGGAGATGCACAAGCAAGAGTAAAGGTATCACTGATTGTTCCAATACCAGACCTTCCAAGTTGTAAGTCTGCAAGTCTATCAATCTCAACCAAAGTAGAACCACCAGAAACCACAAATCCAGAAAGAATATCTCTACCACCAGAAAGTGCAGTTGCAGAAGTATCATACTGAACGAATGAATCTGGGTCTGCGTGATTTGTCCAGTTTGGATTGGTTAATGTTGCATTCTCTAAAAGTTTCCAGTAGATATTCGTATTATCATTCGTTACTGCTTGTAGAGATCTCAATAACATCACTGCTTGAAGTGCAGTTGACTTAAGACGCAAACTTACAATTGGATAAAATGTATTTGCAACTGACATTGTGGTTCCAGTAATGCCATTGGATTGACTTATAAGTGATCCAAGTTTATCTGCATTACCCTCTTGGATAAGAGAATTAGAACCTTGATAAAGATAATGAGTTCCTGCAACACCAGTTACATTCTCAATCTCACAACGGATTGGGAGAAAAGGAGTAGAACACCAAACTCTATCTTGAGTATTTGAGTTATCAAATCTATGACATCTAACGGTTTCACCTTTCATCAACCAATTAAAATCTACAGTTCCCGCACCATACCATTCATATGAAATAGAAATCATCTGTTGTTTGGTTGGATCTGCAGTTACACCAGTCCATCCATTACCATCAAACTTTTCACCATTCCAATCATCTCTGGTTACTCTTCTTTCTGTAGTAATTCCAGATGTAGTGCTACGAATTACACAAGAATATGTGCCACCATCATCCTCAAAGAAAATACCATCAGTGTCATTAAATAATCCAAATCTTCTGCGAATACCTACTTGTGGTGCTTCTAGACGAATTGCAAATGCAAGAGTTGATGGTCTTCCAGGAATGTATCTCATTACATTCTTGGTTTGTCTGGTCACTTTACTACCAGCAGTAGAACCAACTTGCATAATCACATTACTTGCATATTGGTTCCAAGTTGCGGTTCCAACTCCAACTACTCTCTCATCCCAAACATCAGTCTCTTTACCATACTGGAAAGTATTAAAGAAAACTGTTTGGAAAGGTGCAGTCTTTAGTCTGTTGTTATTGGAAAAGTTTGGTCTCCAATCTGTCTGCTCACCCCAGTGGTCAGCAATCTGGAAAACCTCAAATAAGGATCTTTCTTGGTTTAGAAAATCCTGTGTGTTCTTATTCCACTGAGCCATTAATCACTCCAACTTAATCTTTCTGGTTGATATCTTTGTGCGTTTTTGATTCTAGAAGTATTTACCTGACCAGGATAAACATTATGAACGATGGCTCCAGGATATTCATCTTGGATTTGTTCTGCGAGTTCATTCTTGGAAAGCATTGCACCTTCTACTTCTAGACGGTAAATCTTTCCTTCCCAGACAACATCAGCAAAGAAAGATTCTTGTGGTTGTTCTGGTTCTGGTTGGGAACTCCCAATGTTGAGGGTTCCATTGAAGTCACCGTTGATGGTGATACTTTCGGATAAAAATTGTTTGAAGGATTTCATATCAGCAATTCCAAGCTCTAAGGGACTTATTGATTCTGGAATCAGGATCGTTAGCAGTTTTAGCGGAGGTAAGTTTCTCCTTCATGCCTTTCATTCTTGAGCAAAATGATGCACGACGAGGGTTACCAACTTTCTTAGAAGGTGCTTTCAGATCAGAACCAGGATTCTCGCGTTCGTATGAGCGGCGACCTTTCTCGTTTAGACCACCGCTCTCAGACTTTCCCTCTTTCTTTGTCCATGCAGCAGACTCACCAAGTTCTCCAAGTGCCTTTGCTTTACGAATCTTCTTAGGATTCTTCAACTTACCACCAGGATAATTTACTGAATCATCCCCATCAAAATCGGGGTCTACATTCGCACGATGTCTTGCATCTCTTTCTGGAGATGCCTTATCATCATGGATGCCTGCTCTGCGGAGAGGAGAAGTTTTCTCAGCAGCACGCTTTTCCTTTTGCTTCTGAGCACTACGCTTCTTCTTGAAGTCTTTGAGGGTCATTCCCTCTTCAATTTCAAACTCCTCTTTATTGAGTTCTGATGCTCTTCTTTTTGCTTTGTTTCCAGCACCTCTATCTCTATTTTTACCTACAACACTTGCCCAGTAATCTTTATTTTTTCTATTTGCTTCACCACCAATACTGCGTTCATCTTCTGGAGCACTTATTCCACCACGCTTTCTAATTGGTGGTTCTTCCTTTTGACGCCTTCTTTGTTTTTTGAAGTCATCCATAGTCATGCCTTCTTCAAGTTCTTCATCCTCATTTTTAAACTTCTTCTCAAGTCTTTTCTGAACCATATCAGCAGTCATCTCACCACCCTTTTGTGCGGCGATATCAACTGCTTTCCTTTCCAAAGCACCTCTAGCTGCAAAACCAGCACCTCTAGCGGCGATACCTCTTGTGGCAGCACCACCAGCAACTCTTGCAAGAATTCCTACAAGTGGAGCGATCTCCTGAATATTATCAGTTTCTTCGGAAGCAACCATCACTATAGGATTTTTAGCTCCCATTACTCTGGCTTTTGTTTTGAGAAGATTAACTTTAGTTGAGAAATCTCTCATATCCTTTTTAGGAGTTTCTTCCTTTTCTTTTTCATCACATCCACAACCTTCACTCATGTTTGGATTGATCTCAATTTTGTTTTTCTTTTTAGAGACATCAATAACCTTTTGTTGTGGTTCTTTGATGGATTGATCGTCTACCTCAAAGATAAACTCTTCTCTCCAATTAGAAAAATCCTCTTTACTCATTTCTTGTCTAATTTTTTCATGTCTTTCAACTCTTTTTTCTTCCTGTTTCTTTCTTTTCCTTTCTTTCATTTTTGCGGAAATAATTCCTCTTGCAGCTTTTCCAACTGCACTACCAACACTAGTTGCAGTTTCGATAGCAGAATCTATAGTAGCTCCAGTACTTCCTTTCGCTTTATCACTAACTACCGGTCCAGTTTTTATACCTTTAATAGCACTTTTAATAGCTCCTTTCACTTCTCCCTTTGTTTTTTCTTTTCTCGCTTCTTCTCTATCACTTTCGGATTGGGCAGATTTTATCCTCTTTTCTTTCATAGAGGCTTCTAATTTCTGTTGTCTCTCTTTTGATTCTTTAGCCTTTTCAGCTCTTTTTTCTTGACTCTTTTCTTTTCTTTTCTGAGTTTCATACTTTTGTCTCTCACGTTGTCTCTTGGTCTTTTCTTTTTCAGCTTTCAATTTAGCAGCACCAGCAACCGCAGCGCGACGAGTCAGAGCAGATGGATCTGACTTACCCCTTTTTACTTGTTTTTTTGCAGTTTCTTTTCTTTCTTCTTCAGATTTTTTTGGAGCTGGTTCCGACTCTGGTTCGGATTCACCTTTCATTACTTGGTTGACAGCAGCTGCCAACTTAGCTTGTTTAGCAACTGCTTTGTACTTTTTTGCTTTGCTCTTTCCTCCAGAAATAGTTCCCTTTGGTGCTTCGTTGAGAACTTCCTCAATGATTTTATCAACTAAAGAAAGTTCTTCCTTAGTTTCTTCCTTTTTCTCAGGAAGTCCTTCGTGTTTGGTCTTTGCAAAATCTCTTGCAGCCTTCTTAGACATACCAGATGCAGCCTTTGCAACCTCAGGAGATGCAGGAGTCTCTCCCTTCTTGGCAGCATAAACCATACCCATAAATCTCTGTTGTGCTCTACTTAGAGCCTTTTCTTCAAGTTGTTCACCTTCTGGTTGGTATGAATTATACATTGGATCACCTTTCTTCATACCATCATAATGTTTTACCAATCTCTTTAGTTTCTTGAGATCCTTGACTCTCTTCTTATTATCACTAAATCCATATCCAAGTTTTTCATCACTTGGAAGTTTGTCATTGAGATAATCAGACTTTTTCGCCTCATAAGTTAGTTCAACATGTTCTGGGAATGGGTTTCCGACAGTATGTTTTGCTTTCTTGGTTACTTCATCATGACCTTTAATAGAAAGTTGTTCTTTATCTGCATAGGAAGTTCCTGCAGACTTACCGAGTCTTCCTGGAGCTTTTGCAGATCTCTTACCTTCTTCTTTTCTACCAGACTTCTCTTCCGCTCTTTCTCTTGCAGCAGCCTTTCTCATCTCACGACGATACTCTTTATCTTCTTCAACCATTTCACCTTCTGGTTGGTAAGAATTAGAAATACCTCTAGCCTTGTTGAGATCTCCAACGGTTCCACCAGTCACAAGACGGCGATTTGGATTTTTTGATGCATTATCAAGTGCTTTATCTGCTGCTGGTTTTAAGAATTTTTTTGCAAGAGCTGGGGCAGCAAGAGCGCCTGCTGCTAAAGCGCCAACCGCAAGTGGAGCAATCTCGTCAATCTGTTCTACTTCCTCTTTCATTCTCTTTGCCTTTGCCTTCGCAAGAGTTCTCTCACGAGCAGCTTCCTGTTCAGACTTAGGAATATTGAACATATTACGATCCGTTTTTAGTCTTTCCTGAGGGGGAATGACTTTGGCTCTAACTTTTCTACGATTTAAAAGATACTTATCAGACTTATCGTGGTCTCCGTCGTTGTCAATATCTTTATCTTCCTGCCCTACTGGATCTAGTGCTTCTGAAACTTTCTTCTTTTTGTCTGCAGCAATTGCAGCACCTACAGTAGCTCTCCTCTTCTTCAAATAACTATCTGAAGAATCCGAATCACCATCATTATCCACATCGTCATCTTCCTGACCGACTGGATCTAATTTTTTAGATGCTTTAGCTTCTGCAACAATACGCGAAAATTCTTCCCAACTAGCCATTTATTTTGTAGAAATACTGCTAGATTTATTTATTCTTTTTCTTACCCTGTCTAAATCTGTCGTAAATGGAAGCGATCTTAACTCCGGTGTAACTTGTAACCTCTTGTCCAGGAGTTAATGATTGAACATATTCTCTATACTCATCAGTACCAATCTCATGAGGATTCTCAACAAGATCCTTCAACCATGACTTGAACATTACGCCATCTTCGGTTACACAAATGACATAATTTGTTCCTCTGCGGATGACTTCTCCAGTCAATCCAGTATTCATATTTTCAACAATATTACCAATCCCATAAATGCGATCTACAAGATATGCATCTCTCATACCTTCTTCATCAAGTTTAGGAGCAATTTCCCATACCTCAGTTTCTTCACTAATATTCATAGATCTACGAAGAACATTGAAGAGTTCCAGTTTCTCCATGTTACCGAGAGTATTTGGAACTCCCTTTGCAAACTTAACAAAATCTCCTTCTGCAGCTGCAAGTCTTAGTTTGGATGCAGACATTCCAGTTACATCATCAGAATCTGGATCACGATCTCCTGCAGAAAGTACTTCAAGTTCGTTGAAATTATAGAGTTCTCCATTGTACTTATGTGCAAGACTTTGAAATTCTCCAAGGCGGTCTTTACCAACCATAATAATCATATTAGTATGACCCTCTCCATTTGCGCCAGTCAGTACATTAAAGATTGTCCTAGATCCCTTATCATCAATAATATTGTCTGCATAATCAGGGAACATCTGACGCATGTAAGAAATCTTCATTTGTGGAGTAAGAGGATTCTTTTCGGCGTCTTGTGAACGAGATGGATAAATTCTTAGTTCATAACCTCTCTTATCGGCTTCCTTTGCGGCCTTATCAAAAAGTTTTTGGTGTCCAATTGTTGGTGGATTAAATCTACCGAATACTACAACAACTCCAGGTGCCTCTGGAACTGGCATTTGTGCAGGAACCTGTTCTGGTGCAGCTTGTTGTTCTGGTGGAACTTGTTGTTGTATAGGAGTTTGTTGTACTGGTTCCTGTGCAACAACTTGTGGTTCTTGTGCAACAGGTGGTTCAACTGTTCTCTCAGTTGGTTGTCTTGGGGAATCCTTTCCTCCAGAAACATCATTATTACCGAAAAATTGTAGTTTTCCTTTTACAGTTTTTGCAACGAACTCACCGTTCTTATCATACCAACCACCATGACCATCTCCGGTTAAACCAAGTCTTTTGGCTTCGGCAGATGCAGAGGTTTCTCTAGCTTCGGTGAAGAACTGTGTAAACTTTTTCATTATTAATTTGAGTTAGGATTCCTTAACCTTTAAGTATTTATTCATTTCAGTTGTGGTGCATATGCAGCTTTACCCGCTTCCACATAGAATTTCAATTCTTTAATCTGAAAATTTTCACCAGAACCAGAAGTTCTTTTCTTAAATCTCAATTGAAATAATTCTTTATTCAAGGGTTGTAACATAAATTTCAACGTTTTATTAGACCCTCTACCAGACTCATCAACACGTATTGATGTTGTGTTCTGTTCCAATTCATTTATATGTTCTACAGTGATCTCTTTGATTTTAGTTTTATCAATATCAACTACGTTTGCTAGATCTGAACCAAAAGTGACATCTCTAAAAAGTTGAAAAGCAGCACCTTTAAATGATGTAGAGGATGATTTATCAGCTAAAGAGGATAAAGTATCATTGTATAGATTATTAATAGTATTAACCTTTAATCTTTTTTCAGCGGGAGTTCTTGCTGATGCCAACTGTTCACCCAAAACAGTTCTATATTCTACTTCCTTTTCCAAAGACACTCCAAATCTCCCCAAGATATCCATCATACCATTGAAGGGACTTAAATTGGCAAGAGTTTTACTACCAGACTTCAATGAAAAACTAAGTCTTCTATCCATTACAATAGAACCATTCATCCTAACATCAACTTCCAAGTCTCCTTTTACAGATCCACCAGAAGACTCCCCAGCAATGCCATCAGCATTAATAACAATTTCAACTTGATCGGATTTCTTATTTTTCAGATAACTATCTTTAGTTTTTTGAATGAGAGCTCTGTAATGAGTTTTTGTAAATGTAATTAGGTTATCAATTTTCCTATCAATATTTCCAATATCATTACTTCTTTCATATAAAGGGGCATAGTTATCACCAAAAGCCATATTAGTAGATTCGTACTTCAATCTAATAATAAGAGTAACTTTAATTTGATCTTGAGGTCTTCCATCTCTAAATTCTCTTACTACTACTTCCGATCTACCATTTCTAAAAATACCAGGATCTATTTCTCGTCTCCGTCTATTTACATTTGACTTATTAATATTACCATAAGCAAATAACTCAGCAAGACAGATGGCAAAAACGCCTTCCATCACATCCCCCTCATTTAACTTTGCCATAAACACTCAAAAACCCTTCCAAATATTTATGGAAGGGTGTTAAATTATTTGTTGGAAATATAAGTTTCCATTGCTTCATCAAGATTCAACAGAACTTCACGAATATTAGAGATTCGTTTTGGTTCTGTAGGGCCTTCTGCATAACCCTTTTGAGACTCAATCAAAGCCATAAGAACTTCACTTGATTCTTCAAATGTCATTTCAAGAACTACTTTTTTCTTCACAGATCACCTTCCGCCCGATTTTCGGAATAGTAAACATCAAAAGAACCACCAGGATAACGCTTCTCAAGTTTAGTCACATTACGAGCAACTACTTCATCAATAGTAACTTCAAGTGCCATGCAAGCTTGTGCAACATACCACATAATGTCACCGAGTTCGATTAGAAGATGTTCTTTATTATCAGCATTCCATGGTTTACCTTGGAAGATCATTTTCTTAATGATCTCAAGGAACTCACCACCTTCTGCATTGATACCCACACCAGCGGTTAGAAGACGCTCAATATTTGCACCTTTCTCATCCAGTTGAACAAGTCGATCGGAAAGTGCAAGAAAATCAGTAGATGCTTCGGAAGTTACTGCATCAACGAATTGAGTATATTTTTTAAAATCAACAGATTTAGTCATAGTTTCAGTCATCAAAATTTAAATCCTTCAAACGACTTTTTAGGTTTCTTGTCTTCGTAAGTATACTCTTTATAAAAAGAAAAGTCAAGTTACTTTAAAAATATTTTTTAATACTCCCTTACGGCGTAAAACAAAATTTTCATGAGGATTATTTTTATCGTATGATTTAAATTTAGTATCAACAATATAAGTATATGGTTTCGATTCCCAAGTATCTAAATTGTAGTTGGACTGAATTATAAAAGGATAATTTTTATTCTCATCAAAGATAAATGATTTTTGAATATCTATTATATTAATGTCTATAGAATGCAACACTTCAGAACATTTTTGTATTTCCTCAAAAACATATTCCTTATTATTAAAAAGAAAAGCGGAACTTCCAGAATGTAAATGAAGATTGTGTCCGTGTTTTGTTTTATTGGATATCTTTCCATTCTTTACATAATTGTTTACTAAGTTGTAAGTATCTCTATAATGATTACCTAACGATCCAGAATTATTTTTAATATATTCAAATAGATTGTCATAAAATACTCTATAAGATATTTTCAAAATATTATTAAAATATTTTGAAATTAACTGAGAATATCCAGAAATATGAAATTGTATTATCATCCAACTATACATATAAGCTTCAACAAGTTCATCACTTGTCATTGTGTTAGTTTCAGAAACTAACTCCACTATTTCACTTACACCATCATAATCTTTATCATTACTAAAAGTAAGAAAATTTTCAGCTTTAATAGTTTTAATTCCAAAAATTTCTCTAGATGATATACTATTCAATTCAGTATCTCCAAACATTTGGCAAAACCAAACATCAATTGATTCATGCTGACCACATTCTAGTATTTTGGAAAATCCATCTTTCCAACTATCTAAAGTTTCGTCAGGGAGACCAAGAATTAGTTCAGTATAAGTTTTTACACCATATTTTTTACTTTTTTCAATTTGTTCAGAGATCTTATTGATACTCATATTTTTTCTTTTAATTGCTTTAAGTGTTGGTTCATTCATACTTTGAACACTTAAAGTTACTCCACGACTTATATCACCAAGAATTTTTGCTATTTCAAAAATAACTTCAGTAGAATTTTTAGAGTATTGTATGCTCACTGCCTCTAATTTTTGACTTTTATTAGCAGCAGTTCTAAACAATTTAGCAATTTCTAAATCTCTATCTTTAAACATGCCGAAATTTGCATCGGCATTAAAAATAAACGCAACATTATTTTTTGTAGCCCAATCAATATCATCCTCAACTCTTTTAAGGTCAAAGTGACGTACTTTAGTGTAAGTTAAAGTTCCCCAATCGCAGAATGTGCATTTATGTGGACATCCCCTGTTTGTCTCTATAGTCATAGACCAAAGAACATCAGGATTATTTTCAATTATTTTATCAAAAACTCCAGTTGTATATGGACTAGGAAAATCTAAATTATATATTCTCTCCTTTTCATATATCTTTTTTATTTCATTTCCAGTAATTATTGATCTCAAAAAGTTTAAAAAATTAATTTCACCTTCGGAAACAATTATACAATCAATAAAATTATATTGTAAAAGTTTTTCTGTTGCTTGAGGTCCACCAAATTCAATTATGCAATTTGGATATTTTTCTTTAATTAATTTTGCAACATGTAAATTATATTTTTCATTCCATACGTAGCAACTAAACACACATACTGCAGGATCTTTCAATCGATCAAGTATATTTTTAGGATTTTCTCTTCTAAAGATCAAATCTTCTAACCTGAAGTTTTGAGTAATGTCTTCAAATTGAGAACAATAAGACCATAAACACCCCACACTATATGGCAACCAATAGTTATCCTCATTTCTAACTTCAACAGAATATTGAGGTTGAAACATGTAAATATTTTTCATAACCAAACTCTAGAATTTAAATCCTTCAAATGATTTTTTAGGGCCGGTTTTCTTTTCTTCATAAGTATACTCCTCATCCTGTCCACTGTCAAGGATGTCACCCTGAGCAGATTGTTCGCAATCATACAAACGCATCTTTGCACGATCAATCCCAAGAACAAACCTCTTGTTTACTGTAGGATCATTATAACGATTCTTCAGTTGTTTTACCATAATTTGTCCAAGTCCTTCAAGTTCTTCTGTAGAAATAAGGGCAAACATAAGATCAGCAGTAGCAGGAAGACCAAAGGATTCACTAGTATCAGTGAGGTCAACATCAGAGCTACCATAACCAGATCGAGTAGTCTGGGTGGCTGATACGATAGGGACATTGGACTCAACAGCCAACCCCCGAAGTTCTTCTGCAATCGCTTTAATATAAGAATATGAATTGACAGAAAGGTTTCCGCGATACCGAGAGGAAGCACATATATTAAGATAATCAATGAAAATAATATCAGGCTTAAATGACTTCTTAAGTGCAAGTTCATTAAGAAGTGACTTAAAGTGTCCACTATGAGCACTCGCAGTGGGATACTCTTTAATTATAAGAGTTCCTTGGGTTTTTGCAGCAAGTTTAGTAACCTTGGACTCAAACATCTGTTTAGGAAGATTTTGAATCTCTTGGATATTTACATTCAGAAGATTTGCGTCAATGCGTTCCGCAATTCTTTCTTCAGCCATCTCCATCGTAATGTACAAAACATTCTTACCTTGGAGTAAGCAAGCAGCAGCAACATGACACATGAATAGAGACTTACCAACACCAGTGCCTGCAAGAGCAATGTTGAGAGTTTTATTAGGAAGTCCGCCCTTTGTAACCTTGTTGAAGAATTCCAAGTCAAAAGGAATTTTGTCCTCAACCTGATGGTAGAAGTTGAATCGTTCTTCGTAGTCATGGAGGTAATCGTGTCCTACATTACTATCAAAACTAACTGCGAGTGCATCCGAAAGAATAGATGGAATCGCATCCTTAGTCTTCTTAGAGTCTTTACCATCAACGATAGAGATGGACTCCATCAATGCAAGGTAAATGGCTTTATCACGACACCACTTTTCAGTGGTATCAATCAACCATTGAGTATCTAGACGAGAATCATCTAGTTGAGCAACATATTCAGTTACTTCTTTGTAAGAGTTCTCATTCAGATCTGTACGAGTATCCACTTCCACACGGAGAATCTCCTGTGTAGGAAGTTTGTTATAATTGAAGATAAACTTACAGATCTCCTCAAAAACTACTCTCTCACTATAGTCTGTAAAGTATTCGGTTCGGATAAAAGGCAGAACCTTTCTGGAATATTCTTCATTAAATGCGAGACTCCTGAGAATAGTAGTTTCAACCCTTTCCATTAGTAGTAGTGACAATAAGTGGACATAATATACTTAACTCCTTTGTGAACTCGCAATCCCGCATGAGGATACTGCCAAGTTGGAGGAAACACCATGACTGACCCTCTCTTAGGGACAATCTTTTTATTGTGATGAGGAAACTCAGTCTCTCCACCAGTGAAATCATCATTCAGATAATACAAGAAAGCTAGATACCTTCTTGCAGATGGGTGATCTTCAACATCAACATGAATGTCAAAACGATCATGACTTCTGGAATGATATTTCTTGATACGAAACTCTTCCAAGAAAAGTCTCTGCGGATACCATCTAGTGTAATCCGAAAACTCTTTTTTGTAAAGATCTAATATGTTTTTTGTAACCAGAGAAAGTTGTTGAACACTCTCTGGGTGTTTCTGATTGATATTCAGTTGTGTGAAGTTAGGAGTACCTTTGTTATTAACAATTTCTTTGTACCCACTAACATCAAACATGTGAATCAAAATCTCACATGTTTTTTCATCAAGGACATTTTCATAGACCTTGATGAAATCATCCATAACAAAACTCTTTCTGTGCAATCTCATCTAAGGCCTGCATTACTTCTGGAGTGAAATATTCCTCTGGATTTGCGAGGATTTGTTTTCCGTAGATTTTCTTTCCATCAATTTCATATCTACCAGCCACATTTTTCCATAGACCGCCAATCTCACCGAGTTCAAGAAGACCATAATAACGATCAAGGCCACGCTCGTCGTAATAAAGGCGTACTTCCACATCTTTATTCTCCTTACTTAAACGAGATTTAGCAGTCTTAGCTTTGATAATGTTTCCGACGATTTCTGTTCCATCCTTCTCTTTTTTCTTTGAGAGATGAATGATTGTAGAAGCAGCGTACTTGAGTCCACTACCTCCTCCCATTTCTTTAGTTGGTACATAAGCTCCGATGACATCATAAGTGTGATTGGTAACGATCATAGGGATGTTCGCTTGACCCAACTTGAGAGTGATCATACGGAATGCACCTTTGACCAGTTGAGATTTGGTCATGTCACGAACTTGTTTGTCGTTGAGTGCGTCAGTAATTTCCTTCTCAGTGGAAAGCATACCTAGAGAGTCTAACACAAACATGCAGGGTTTGCGTTCTTCTAAAGGTTTTTTTAAGTATAGGTCAACAGCCTTTAACGCTTTACCACGAAAATCTTCAATGGTGACAACATTGACGACTACCAAACGAGTCAGATCAATGCCACGAGACTCTAGAAGTGACTTGTTAATAGCAGCCTCAGTGTCAAAATAGAGGCAGTAACCATCAGGATTGGAATCAAGAAAATTCTTGACCACAGCGAGAGAGAAGAAAGTCTTTCCAGTAGAAGACTCTCCAGCAATAGCAGTAATCTTATTCCCAGATACACCACCAAATATGCTACCTGAAACCAGTGCGTTAAAAATGTACGAACCTGTGTCAACATAAGTCTCTGTTTCGTCAATATCAGCAGCAAGTTGTGTATACTCACCACCAATTTCTTTTACAATATCTTTAAGAAAATCCATTAAGCTACCATCCCATATTGTTCACGAAGAATTTTTTTATAAGGAAGATCTTGATCACGAAGTTCCTTCACAAGTTTTAATTTTTGATACAGTGCAGTATCTCCACCAAGAGTCAAAGACTTAATAATAGTATTCAGTTCGTCATCATTAATAGGCAGATCCATTCATTCCTCCAAATTTTTTGACTCTGTGCATATAACCCAATTATACAGGTTTTTCATCTCTTTTGCAAACCATTTTGCAGTGATTTCATCATCAAAATATCTACGATGTTGGGAAGGAGAGAGTTCTCCGCGCTCAGCCCAACAGACAACATATTTACTCATCCGAAGAAAGACTCCAAACTGATAGTTTTTTCCACAGACCATCCAATAGAATCAAGAATAATCTTCATTGGTTCTACAAATGACTTGTCAAATTGAGTATCATAATCAACATATTGTTCATATCCAAGTTCCCTCGGGAAGTCCTGAATGAATGAAAAGACATTCTCTTGAATAGGATTCGGAACTTTCAAATATAAGAACTTGATCTTTTCACCACTCTGAATTGCAGGATACTTTTTATCCAGTCCAGATTTTTTGGTGTAGTGGTTGTATAGAATCGCTCCCCGAACATGAATCGGACAACCCTTATTATACATTTCTGTACGAGACATCCACTTATTAACTTCAGAAACACTACGAGGGAATGCAATCTCTTCTGGTTTTAGTTTCTTGAATTCCTTACGAGCATTCTCAATAAAATCAATCACATCATCCTCACCTTTTGTCATGATAAGATCAATTGCATCTTTAATCATCTTACGACAAGGTGCAGGAGTAGAAGTTTTGATCGCTTCAATACCCATCATCTTGAGTTTGGGTTTCTCATAACGAACACCCTCAGAGTCCCACACACGAAGGATATAACGTTTCTTACCAGTCCAGATGCCACGTTCTGCGATGTTCTCGCGTTTCATGTACATCTTCTGATCGTATGCATTCAAGTAGTCGGCCAGTTCTTGGTAAGAACCCTCAATATACTTTTCAAGTTCCAGACTACACACCTTATCAAGGAAATTGACAACTTCATCAGTAGTTTTCTCTCTCCCTTTGAATACAGCGTCAACAAAAGGCCCCATATTAAGATAAATGGAGTCAGTATCCATAGCAATGACATAATCAACCTCTTTAGTTTTAAGAACATTGTTCATGTAGGAGTTCATCTTCTCCTCAATCCACTGAATGGCTACCTGTCCAGAAAGAGTGATCGCTTCCGCATTTGCAAGTTTATAATAACGGAAATACTCATTACCGATGGCACCATAAGCAGAGTTAAGTGCAATCTTTTTAGCCATCTGAATATTATCGCAACGAGAAATCTCTTTCTCCAATTCCTTAGTCTTGGTTTTCTCGTAGGCTTTCTTCGCTTCAATCATCTTCTTTTTGAAGATAACTCGTTCGTTATACATCTTTTCCATCAACTCAGGAAGGAATCCACGAACATCTTTGCGATACATTGCACCATTGGCACACACAGCATTATCCTTATACATCTCAAAAGTCAGTTCTTTCTTCAGAACCTTATCCACAGTGACACTGGGATGTCGTTGTTCCAACAAAGTCTCTGGAGAGATGTTGTATTGCATGATGAGGTGTGGATATAGAGAGTTAAGGTCAAAGTTTACAACCCACTCATAAGAACCAGGAATCGGTTCCTTCACATAGGCACCAGCATACTTCTCACTCTTACTATTGCGTTCCTTCTGAGGGATCACAATGTTCTTGTTCAGAAGATAGTTGTAAATAATCGCATCCCAGGTTCTTACCTGATAGGCAATATCATTAAAGTTCACCTTTGCGTCAAATGCACGAGTGAAACACAAGTCAATCAGTTTCAGTTTATCCTCAAGACGGTCAACAAGTTCCACGTCAA